CATGAAGTGGGAGAGGATGGCACGCCCGGCCCGGCCAACCTGACGGCCTGTTCCACCGGCATCGGAGTGCTGAACGGCGGGCGGGGCGGCACCACCATTCCGGCTGCGGACCGTCGGGGAGTCTGGACGCACCTGGCCGCCCACCTGCAGGACGCCGATAAGGAGGCGCCGCCCTTGCAGTCTCTGGTCGGTGGCGATTATCCCCAGGTGTTCGAGGCTCTGCAGGACCGGGCCTGGGCCGTGCATCCGGCCAAGTTGGTGGAAATCAACGCCTTTGTAGAAAATTTGCTGGACGGCGGCCCGTTTCCGGCCCGGGCCGCGGCGGGGCGCTCCGGCGCCCGGGCCGCCGACGCGCCCTATGAGGCGGTGGATGGCGTGGCGGTGCTCCCGATCATGGGAGTGCTGGCCAAACGCATGAACTTGCTCACGGATATGAGCGGCGGCACCAGTTACGAGCTCCTGGGCAAACAGTTTGACGCGGCCCTGGCCGATCCCAACATCACCGCCATCCTGCTGGATATTGATTCGCCCGGGGGCACGGTGGACGGGGTGAAACCGCTGGCGGACCGGATTTTTGCGGCTCGCCAGGTCAAACCCGTGGTGGCTTATGGCGATGGCCTGATGGCTTCCGCGGCCTACTGGCTGGGTTCGGCGGCGAATTGGGTCATGGCCGGGGATACGGCCCTGGTGGGATCCATCGGGGTGGCGGCGATGCACTATGACCGGTCCGGGGCCGATGCGCAGCGGGGTGTGAAACGCACTGTCATTTCCTCGGGGAAGTTCAAACGCCTGGCCAGCGATACCGAACCGTTAAGCGCCGAGGGTCTGCAATATCTGCAGGAAATCTCGGACACCTACTACCAGATATTTCTGGAGGCGGTGGGCCGGCAGCGGGGCGGTATCACGGCGCTGCAGGTGCACGAGCACATGGCGGATGGGCGGGAGTTTGTAGGCCGGCAGGCTCTGGATAAAGGATTGCTGGACGGCATCGGCACGAAAGCCCAAGCGATCGCGAAGGCGCGCCGGCTGGGCCGGAAAAACCAAACAGGAGGAAAAGATATGGATTTGAAAACCTTACAGGCGCAGCATCCGGAGGTATTCGAGGAGATCAAGGCCCTGGGCGCGTCTGAAGCGGCTGAGGTCCTGCGGGCTGAAGGCTGGCAGAACGGCCTGGAGGCCGAACGGATCCGGGTGTTGAAGATTTTGCGGGCCGGGGGCAAGGCTGACCTGACCTTGGCCGCCGTGGAGCAGGGTGACGCGCCGGAAGCGGCCCTGGAAAAATTTCTCCAGGCCGAACGCGACAACCGAAATCTGGAGCTGGAGAAAATGAAACAGGCGGCGCCCGGCAGCATGGGCCAGCAGGCTATGGGCGGCAGCGAAACTTTTGAAACTAGAGTGGCGGGATTGTTGGCTCAAGGCCAAGCCAAAACCCGGGGCGAGGCCATCCGGATAGTGGCCCGCCAATGGCCGGAACTGCATCAGGACTATATCGACCGTCAAAATTCGGTTAAATAACCGGCGGTCAAGAAAATAGGAGGAAATTATGTGGACTGAGGATGTTAGAACTTTTACGGCCAACGGGGCTCTGGCGGCTAACCGGCGGGTGAAGGTGTCCGGGGCCACCACCACCACCCCGCCCCAGGTGGAATATGCCGGCGCTGCGGAATATGGCGTGGGGATTACTCTCCATGCCGCCGCGGATGGAGCGGCGGTAGCCGTCAAACTGTGGAACAGTTCCGGTACTTTCCAAATTGAGGCCAATGGAGGGATCGCTAAAGCCGCCAGTCTGTACGGCACCGCCAATGGCCGGGTGGATGACGCCGGCACTGGCACCATTCAGTTTATCGCGCTGCAGGCGGCCAGCGGCGCCGGCTCTGTGATTGAGTGCGCCATCAATCCCTATCTGGCTACGGCGGCGGGATCAGTATCCATTACCGATGCCGGCAGCCTGATCACGGCCACGGAGGTGGAGGGCGCTTTGGCGGAAATCATGACCGGCATTAAGACCGCGCAATATACTATCCCTCCAGTGGCAATGCGCCTGGAAACCGGCGCTGCCATTGCGGCTTTTTCCGACGGCGTGGCTGACGGTTGGACGCAACTGTCTAACAAAACCATGGCCCTGCGTTGGAATAACGGCGGCACCCCCACTGACCTGATGGCGGTGTTTGTATTGCCTCAGGACCTAGATGATGCGGCCGATGTGGTGGTGCATCTCCTGGGGGCCATTGTCAAGGCTGGCGGCGCGGAGGTGGATTCGCCAGTATTCACGGTGGAAGCTTATTTTGAAACAGCTGGGGCGAATCCGGCAGCGGATACCGACTGCGGTGGCGAATCCGGCGAATTTCTGACGGCGGCAGCGGCGGTCTGGCAGGAAAAAACCCTGGCCATTGCGGGGGCGGATGTACCGGCGGCGCCCACAGCTTTAACCCTGGTTTTCCATCCCAAGGATGGGCAGTTGGACACGGACGATTTCGTCCTGATGCCTCCCTGGCTGGAAATTACCCGGCAATGCCTAACCTCTTAACCAGCTCTGAGCAAAAGGAGGATTGATCATGCCCAGACCGTCTTCGTCAACTACCATCCAGCGCCCGGATTTAGGGGAGCTGGCCTATGAAGCCATCATGGGCGCCGGGGCCCAGGGATTTGTTGCGGATGAAGTGCTGCCGGTGTTTGAGACCGTGGAGCAATCCGGCGATTATCCGAAGATCAAAGTGGAGCAGTTCCTGAAGGTGCAGGATACGAAACGAGCGCCCCGGGCTGGGTATCCCCGGGATGACTATGAATTCGATACCGGCACCTATTCCTGCCAGGATCACGGCTACGAGGAGCCGCTGGATGACGTGGAAGCCCGGATGTACCGGCGCTTTTTCGACGCCGAGGAAGTGGCGGTGATACGCGCCACCGATAAAATTCTGCGCGCCCGGGAGGCCCGGGTGGCCGCGGCGGTGTTCGATCCGAGCGTGATTACCCTGACTTCCGCGGTGGCTACGGAATGGAGCACGCTGGCCACTTGCACGCCCAAGGCCGATATCAAAACCGCCCTTGACGGGTTGCGGTCCGGGCGGGGAATTATGCCCAATGCCGCGGTGATGTCCTGGAAGGTTTTTCAGAACGTGCTCATGAGCGCCGAGCTGAAAAGCTATCTGCAATATACCTCACCGCATCTGATTGAAACCGAGCAGGCCCAGAAAGACATGCTGGCTAAATATTTCGGGGTGGATCGGATCGTTGTGGGCGGCGCCATTTACGATTCGGCCAACAAGGGCCAGGCGGCCAGCCTGACGGAAATCTGGGACGATGAATATGTCCTGGTGGCCCGTCTGGCGGTCCGGGCCCGGGATTTACGGGAACCGTGCCTGGGCCGGACGTTTCTATGGACCGGCGATTCGCCGCAGATGCTGGTGACCGAACAATACCGGGAGGAGCAGAGCCGAAGCAATATCTACCGGGTGCGCCATAACGTGGCAGAGGCCTTTGTTTTCACCGGCGCCGGGTATTTGCTGAGCAATATCACGGCGTAATCGGCCACCAGGGAGTCAGAATATGAGTTCCTTCGGTGATCAAGGCGTTCTTGGCCTGTCCGCACTGGTCCCCAGAAATTTTGAGAAGTTGACGGTTTATGATGTTCCTGTGGGGATCAGTGAGGACAAATATTTTTCCAGAGGAATAAGCATGGCGACTATTAAAATCAGTAAACTAAGTAAAGTCGGTGACCTGCTGATCGCAGAAGGCACTGTGAACGATGTGCCCGTCAAGTCTGAGGGCTGGATGAGCGCCATGACCGGGAAAACCAAGCCCCAGAAAACCACCTATGTGGAGTCGCTGCTCTCCGGGGCGGCGCCGCCGGAGCCGGTGGACGTGGTGTTGTAGGGATATGACTTTACGCGACCAGATTCTGCTGGATGCCGACTATGCCTGGTTTGACCTGGACGGCCTGGCCCAGGAGGTGGTCTATACCGTGGCGGCCACTGGCGCCTCCCAGACTATTGCGGCGCTCGTAACCTACGGGGAAGCCCCCAGCGCAGACCGGGTGGCCTCCCATTTCGTCCGGGACGGCCTTACTGCCATTGTCCAGGCCGCGGACGTGGCCTCCCCGGCGCCGGGGGATACGGTGATGGTGGATGGTCAGGATTGGAAAGTGCGGCGGCGGGCAGGCAACGGCTTCCATTGGGTTTTGGATTGTTACCGGCAGCCCAGAGTCAAGGTGCACAGCACATGAAAATTGAACTGGACGACC